TTTTATTTTTTTTTATTTTTTTCTTGACAGCATCCCAATATTGGATATAATATATATAAGTGAGACTAGTTAAGAACTAGTACGTATACAGGGGAATATTGGGAACTAGTGGCAGTTCGTAAGACCTAATCCTTATTCTTAGGCGGTTCCCAGTTAACAGCAAAATATTATGACATTACCTAAAGACAGACAAGCATCCAACAAAATTGAAAAACAACAGCTTATACAGGATATTCGGAAAATGAATCCGGATATAACTGAAAAGCAATTGGAGAGGTACGACATTGATGACCTACGTAAAATTAGAATGGCTAATACGCCACAGCCTGTAAAAGGTAATACAGCAGGAAGACCTATGATGTATGAAGGCGGTATGGCCGATATGTCTGCGGCTCCTATGGTACAACCAAAAAAGAAAAAAACTCAATCTGGGTTTCGTCCTAAATACAGCAAAGGTGGCGGTGTTAGAGCTACTAAATATAAATTATAGGAGATTATTATGGTTGATAAAAGAAAACCCCTATTTGCATCAAGAGAACAAATTAGGGCAATGGACAAAGCAAAGAAAAAAAGTCCTTTACACGCAGGGCCAGAAACTATGGGTGTAGGAAGTTCAGATGATAAAGGGTTTACTTCTACTGAAGCAGATTTTGATAAAAGTGTTAGTAAAACTTATGATAAAAAAACTGGCATGGTTACGGAAACTTTTAAAAAAGATGGAAAAACATATACAACTAAATATCCAATAGAAGATGCTTTGCGTAGAGGAGAAGATTTAAAAGCTAATCTCCCAAGAAAAGTTAATAAAAAAGGCGGTTCTGTGACTAAATCAAAATATAGTAAAGGTGGCGGTGTTAGAGCTACTAAATATAAAATATAATGGTAAGTGCTGTACAAAAAGCAGAAGATGCTAGACGTAAACGTCAAAAAGATAAATTAAAAAAAGATGCGGCTAAATCTTATTATAGTTCTGTAAAAGGATACAAAGGCAAGGGTGGTGGACAAAACACTAAAGCTAAAAGCTATAAAGAAAAAATGGCTGATAAAAAAAGAATGGAAATTAGAGAAGCGGCTAGAGGTAATATGAGTTTAAAACAATCTAAAGTTGCAGGTAAATTAATTAATTTAAATAAGAAAGTAAAAGACTTACAAAAACAAATACAAACTTTATCGAAAGGTAGGAAATAATGGCTAAACCCGGACTATACGCTAACATAAACAAACGTAAAAAAGCAGGAACGTCTCGTTCTAAATCAAAATCAACAATATCACCAGAAGCCTATGCTAATATGAAAGCAGGTTTTCCAAAAAGTAAAAAGAAAACAGCAATGGGTGGCGGTATGATGATGAAGAAAAAACCTAAAATGAAAACTGGCAATACAGTAAAACCAGATTATTTAGATATGGATAAAGATGGTAATAAAAAAGAGCCAATGAAGAAAGCTATTAAAGAAAAAAATAAACCTGCAAAAATGTATGGTGGTATGGCTAAGAAACCTAAAAAAATGTACGGGGGTAAAGCTCATAGTAAGAAGAAAAAATAATGGGTAAAGGTGTAAAACATTATTTAAAGTCTGGAAAAGAATGGACAGGCTCATTTCATAAAATGAAAGATGGCACATTACATACAGGAAAAACACACACAAAAAATAGTAAAGTTATTGTACACTTTAAAGATTTATCAGAAAGAGCAAAAAAAGTAGCGAGGTCATAGTGGTAGCTAAAAAATACCAAAATCCAAAAGGTGGATTAAATGAAAAAGGTAGAAAACATTTTGAAAGAAGAGATGGTGGTAATTTACGTTCACCATTAAAATCGGGCACTAGCCCAAGACGAGTATCATTTGCTTGTAGATTTGCAGGAATGAAAGGGCCTATGAAAGATTCTAAAGGAAGACCAACAAGAAAAGCATTAGCACTAAAAGCATGGGGTTTTGGTAGTGTAGAAGCGGCATCTAAATTTTGCCAAACACACAAAAAATCATAATGCCTACTTGCGATATGTGTAATGGAAAAAAATGTACTTGTGGTAAATTAAACAGTATTGGGTATCCACATGATGACCCTTATGGATTAATAGCGGCTTTTTGGAGAGCATTTGGAGGTAAAGAAAAAAAGAATGAATCAGATAATACCAAACAAAAAAAAGGAACTGACCCCAAAGCAGGAAAAATTTCTAGAAGTTCTCTTTAACAACGGAGGACAAATAATGTCTGCTATAGAAGAAGCAGGATACAGCCCAGATTCTAGAGGGTGGTTAATGAAGTCTGTAAAAGATGAAATTATAGAAAGAGCCAAAACACAATTGGCAGGTTCTTCTGTAAAAGCAATAAACAGATTAAGTGAAGGCTTAGATGCTGATGGAACTATACCATCTGGTCAAATGGATATTAGAATGAAAGCGGCTTCTGAAATACTAGACAGAACTGGTATAAGTAAACGTCAAGAAGTTAATGTAAATGGTCAAGTTTTGCATGGTGTTGTCATGTTACCGGCTAAAGATAAAATAAAAACAATAAATGAATGACAAGACGATACAATTTCAGTACAGAACAAAAGGCTAGGATAGAAGCTAGACGCAAATTACGAGAAAAAGAGAAGAAAGCTGAAAAATTAGCAAAGAAATTAGCTAATGAACGTCAAAAAGCAAAACAATTAAAAGAAAATCTTAAAAAAGTTGATGAAATCAACAAAAAAGGTGGTGCAATAACTCAAGAAGAGTTAGATACTGTACCAAAGTCAGTAAAAAAGTCAATAGAAGACCAAGCTGAAGTAGTTTTTATGCCAAATGAAGGCCCACAAACTAGTTTTTTAGCTTCGCCAGAGAAAGAAGTACTATATGGTGGTGCGGCAGGTGGTGGAAAGTCATTTGCATTACTAGTTGACTTGCTTAGATACTGTCATAACCCAAATCATAGGGCATTATTACTAAGAAGAACATTGGCAGAGTTAACAGAGTTAATAGATAGTAGCCGAAAACTCTACGCAAAAGCGTTTCCGGGTGCTATATTTAAAGAATCAAAGAGTACATGGCATTTTCCGTCTGGTGCAACAGCATTATTTTCGTATGTTGACAAAGACAGCGATGTAACAAGGTATCAAGGACAAGCATTTACATGGATTGGTGTAGATGAGTTAGGTCATTACCCTACTCCGTATGTTTGGAACTACTTACGTTCACGTTTACGTAGTACAGATAAAAGTATTGACACTTACATGAGAGCATCTTCTAACCCCGGTGGTGTAGGAGGATGGTGGATAAAGAAAATGTTTGTTGACCCGACAAAACCGGGTGAACCATTTTATGCTACAGATATAGATACCGGTGATATTTTACGATTTGGTAGATACCACGAAAAAGCAGGTGAACCTTTATTTCATAGAAAGTTTATACCTGCACGATTAACAGATAATCCTTACCTTGCTGAGTCTGGTGAATATGAAGCAATGCTATCATCACTACCAGAAGTAGAAAGAAAAAGATTATTAGATGGTGACTGGGATGTTGCAGAAGGTGCGGCATTTCCAGAGTTCAATAAACATATTCATGTTCTTGAACCATTTGAGTTACCTAACAATTGGATAAGAATACGTTCTGCTGATTATGGTTATTCATCACCAAGTTGTGTCCTTTGGGGTGCAGTTGATTGGGATGGAAATATAATTATATACAGAGAATTGTATCAGAGTGGACTTACGGGTGAACAACTTGCAAATAGAATAAATGACTTAGAGGTTTATGACCCACCAATGCACACTTCTGTATTAGACGCTAGTTGTTGGAGTAAATCAGGTATTGGCCCTAGTATTGCAGATAGTATTATTAGGGCAGGAATACGTTTTGTACCATCAAACAGAGATAGAATAGGTGGCAAAGTTGAATTGCATAGAAGATTATCTATACAAGAAAAAACAGGCGAACCACAATTAAAAATATTTTCTAATTGTATAAATTTAATTAGAACATTACCAACAATACCTTATGCAAAAAATAATGCAGAGGATGTTGATACAAAAACAGATGACCATGCTTATGATGCTTTACGTTATATGGTTATGACAAGACAGACAGGCGAACGACAACGTGCCGCTTACAATTTAAATAAATTAAAAGCAGAAACATATGAACCAGTTGACAGGATTTTTGGATATTAATAAATACGATATAGGTGACAAGGTTATAAAACCTAAGTTATCCGATATTGCGGGAGGTAATATTACAGTTGAACAGGCTTTTGATTTACAAATTGATGATTTACAAAATAGTATAAAAGGTAAAGATATAAAGCAACAAAGAACTATTAGAAAAAATATTAAAGATTTAATAAGAACAAAAACTCGTGTTCTAGCTACTATAGATGGTTCAACTACTGTAAAAAGTTTAAATAATATAGATTCTATTCAAGATTTATTAACAAATGCATCTAGTAATGAATGGTTTACAAAAGGTAAAGGTGCAGGTGCAAGAAATTTTTTTAGAGATATAAGTAGAGTTGTATCTTATAGTGTAGGTAAAGAAAATAATAAATTTATAACATTTAAAAATCTCCAAGGTGGTAAAACTTTTGAAAATGCTATTAAATATACTGCAGATGTAGCAGAAAGAGCAGTTGTATTTAATGATAATATATTTAAAACTGTTGTACAAAGTTTAGACAATATTGATGATTTAAAATTAGATAATATTCCTAAAGGTAGTACAAGTAGATTTGCTAAAATAGTTGCATTAACAGGTATGCGACCAGAATATTTAGCTGAGTTAAAATTTGAAGATATTGATTTTGAAAATGGAACTATTAAATATAAAGATTTTAAACAGCCGGGTAAACCTAAAATTACAACTGTTTCCGTTAATAAAACAGCATTAGCAATATTAAAACAACAAAAAGATGCTAGTATTAATCATGGAGTAGGTGGTGCAAGAACGTTGTTTGTGGGTACAGCAAATCAATATTCAAAACCTATAAATAAACATTTTAAAAATATTGGTGCATATGTACAATTAACTGATGGGTCAGTATCTAAATTTCAGTTATATGATTTTAGACGATTACAAAAAGCTAGATTAATGGCTAATAATGTACCTCAAGTTGTTATAGATGCTATGATGGGTCATTCATATAAAGGCCCCTATGCAAAAGGTATAATGGAAGCAGGAATGACAAATGCTGATATAAGAGCAGGAGTTGCAAATGCAGAAATTGATTTTTATAATAGGGCAGGTTATAGTGGTGATGCTATTGCACAATTTTCTGGTTCTAATGTAGAGGGAAAACCTAAAATTAGAGTAAAAGCAAGTACAGGGCCAACAGACCCACCAGATTTACCTCCTCAAGACCCGCCTTCAACAGGTGGAGTTACTACTACTAGCACTAAAATAAAACCAACTAAAACAAATTGGGCTAAAAAATGGGGTGG